GGATATAGCAAACAAAGCAAAGATTAAGCAAACAATTGACGACTATATTAAAAGAAGTAAGACCAAAACAAAGGCTGGTGCTTTAATGTCAAGACAAGCACATATGGAACTTGCGATTAATGAGGGGTTAAATGTTAATCTTGGTGATGTTATTTATTATGTAAACAATGGTACTAAAGCATCACACGGAGATGTACAAAAAGTTAATAGACCAAAAGCTGGATGGAATGATGAACAGATAAATCTATTTTTCTCCGATTCTACAGTATTTAAAGGTTCGTACAAAGAAAAAGAAAAATTTCTACTTGAGAATGGTTGGGAAAAGTCTTGGTCAGACGATAATTGGGTGCGTAGTAATTCTAAAAATAAAGAGGCTAATACTGGTATACCAACAGATATGGCATATAAACTTGCTAGTACAGATTCGGTAATTCAACTTAATTGTTATAGAATTAATCCCCAAGAATTAGAAAGTAATCCAGGTTTAACCGGTGAGTATAATATTCAAAGAGCAATTGCAACATTTAATAAAAGAGTAGAACCATTACTTGTTGTTTTTAAAGAAGAGGTTAGAGATGGATTACTTGTTAAGAATCCAGAAGAAAGACCATTTTTTACAAAAGACCAGTGTGAACTAATTAATGGGGTTCCTTTTGAGGAAAAAGACCAAGACGACATTCAAAAAGACCTAATTGATATGGAAAAAGGAGAAGTTGAGTTTTGGGGGAATGTGGGTATAGACCCTAATTATATATATGAATTAGCTGAAGATGGGTGGGAAGAATATATCTAACCCATCTTTAAGCCGTCACTTGATAAAATATACCAATGTCCTTCTATTGATAGAAACTGAACAGAAGACCCCTCTTCTAAAAGTAGTTCGTCCCATTCTTCATCAATTAAACCAACTTCTGGTTTAATAATCGTATTTGTTAGTGATTTGATATTAATTTTTTTTCCTTCTGGAAATATACGACCTAATATTATTTCACATTCCTTAACAGCTTTAGTTAAAATAAAATCTTCGTCAACAATACTATAACCAGATGTTCTAACAATTTTATATTTAAAATTATTTTCAAGTGGTCTTTCAAAATTTGGGTTGTTTCTAACAACAATTCTTCTTGGTTGCATAATTTAAATTACATAAATTTGTCTAGGCATAGCTCTAAACTTGAGTTGTTTATTAAGATTTTCAGCAATTAGGGCTTCTCTTTCCATAACTTTTTCTGGTTTTAATCTTGTAAGTCTTCCTTCAGACCCAATTAATTCATCAATTAATTTTGTTTTTTCATCTTTTGCTTCAGTACCTAAAGACTGATAATCCATAGTTAAATCACCACCATCACCAGTTTTTAAATTACCACTAAATTTTCCACGAACTCTTGATAGTGTTTCCTTACAATATGCGATAAACCATCTTCTAACCCAAACTTGGGCTGGGTTATTTAACTCGTCCCAATTCATTTTATCAAATGGTACATCAGATGGTAATGTAATTATATCTGGGTTTTCTTTTAAACAATCGTCCTTACCACCATTAGTTGTGTCATAATACCAATACCACACTTTACCTTTAGTCATTGTTCCGTTACCAAAATCAAACTTACCTCCAGGGGTATTCATTAAATGTATCGCTTTTTTACCACCAGGTAGTGCTGTTATTCTATATGTTAAATCACCAGCAATAATTCTTCTCTGAATATTAATTTCTTGCATTCTTAATAACATATCAAACGCTGGCATCATAAAATATGAACCAGCCATATTACCACCCATTTGTGCTAAACCACCTCCACCACCAAGACCACCACCATATCCTAGTGAACCAAATGACCACGGATCAAACATTGTGTTATTTAGTGTTGGGGGGCTAAACCATAGTAATTCATTAATTTCTCTATTTGCTGGAATTTCATAAATTTGTTGATTGGGTACTAACTGGATATAATCTTTTTTAAGTTCCCATTCCCCACCAGCTTGTAGCCCAACAATTTTAGAATAGGCATAGGTATAACGAGTTTCGTAATCTAAACTTTTTGTAATAAATGCTTTTGCTAAAGATTGTGTTTCAATATTCAAATTATAAAGAGATGTCCATTGTGATTCAATTAACCAATCTTGGACATACTGTGAGTATTCGTCAATTGAAAACTCAAGTAACGTATCCATTTGTTCGTCTTCCAATTCAACAGACCTAAGCGGTGCTCCTAATAGGTGACGTACTTTTGTGAACAACTTTGTTCTTTCGGGTTCAGAAATTACAGACATAGTTTTTTCTTTATAAATATCTGTTTATTTAGTTCTATTTAAATACAGCTCATTTACAAATTCCCAATTTACGTGATTCCAAAAATTTTTAATATATTGGTCTCTTTTGTTTTGATATTTTAAATAATAAGCGTGTTCCCAAACATCAAGACCCAAAAGTGGATAACCACCTCCTTCTACGATATTCATAAGTGGATTATCTTGGTTTGGTGTCGACATAATTTTTAATCTGTTTGTTTTTGTTATAACTAACCAAACCCAACCAGATCCAAATCTATCTTCAGCAACAAGATTAAATTCGTCTTTCATTTTTTTTATATTACCAAATTGTTTATTTATTTTTTCTAAAATTTCACCTTTTGGTAATTGTTTGTTTGGTGATAACATTTTCCAGAATAATGCGTGGTTAAAAGCACCACCAGCATTATTTCTTATTTTTGTGTCGTATTTACTAATTGATTGTACAATTTCTTCTAGTTCAACATCTTTATACTTTTTTTTAGAAAGTGCGTCATTTAATTTTTTTACATAACCCTTGTAATGTTTATTGTAATGAATATCCATTGTCTCTGGGTCAACAAATTGTTTTAAAGCTGAATATGAATATGGTAATTTATCAATACCAATTTTTTTCATCTCCATCAAAAATTCTTTTCTTATTGATTTTTTTTCCTCTAAAATTATTTGTTCGTTAAGTAAATTAACTTTGTTTGTTAAAGACTCGTATATTGTTTTTTCTTTTTCTGGGTGCTTCTTTTCAAATTTTTTAATAACAGATCCGGCTTCCGCGTTTGCCTCATCTTCGTTTGGCCCACCAATGTCTGGCCCTCTTTCCATTCCTTTTGTTGAGTGTTGCCACTCGTGTACCCATTCGTGAGCTAAAGTTCTCATTATATCACGATTAAGTCTTCCTTTGGTTAAGATTTTTAATTCATTGTTACTTGTTCTACTGCCGGTTGACATACTACCATATCTTTCACCAGTAAAAATTATATCAATTTTTGTTTTGACAGGGTATTCTTTATTTAAAAATTTAATAAATCTTTTGTAAAGATCCAAATCTTTGTCATCCAAATCACAATTTTTACATTTAACAGAAACTTCCATATTTTATAAATACATTATAAAACAAAAAACCCCTCCGATTAGAAGGGGTGGTTTAAATAATTTTAAAATATCTTAAAATTTAATACCGGTACCTTTTAAAATGTCTGTACCAATCTCAATTCCTTTCTGTATTGTTTTTTGAATGTCTCCAAAATCAATGTTGATTGTTGCTAAATTCATTAAACAAGTTTTTATTTTTTCTTTTTTATCTTCTGGTATTTTTTCTATTACACCTGGTAAAGCAGCAGAACAAGCCGTAATATCAAACTTTGTTTCAGTACAACTGGGTGGAATCATAGTTTGGTCAACGCCATTATCTGTAAAACATTTTAAAATATCTTCTTGAGGTCCTTCATATAACAACCCTTTAGTTTTTAAATACCGTTCTTCGGCTAACAAATTTATTTGTTGTATTTTTCTAATTTTGGTTTGACTTCTACTATTCATAATAATTTATTTAATAAATATATCAAAAATTTAAAACTACATTTTTTTATTAATTAAATTTAAAATTTCTTCAACAACATCTCCAGATTCTTGTAACTCATCACCCATCACGGTACCAATTACCTTCTTCTTATTATTTAATATGTCGTATATAACACCTTCTATTGTATTTTCAAATATCGGATAATAAACAAGTACATTATTTTTTTGACCATATCTATATGCCCTATCTTCAGCTTGTGCGTGTTCGGCTGGTACAAAAGATAAGTCATTCATAATTACGACTTCAGCAGCAGTTAAAGTAAGTCCAACACCGGCCGCTTTTAAGTTTCCAACAAAAACTTTAATTTTTTCATTTTCCTGGAATTGGTCAACAGCATATTGTCTTTGCACTTTATTACAACTACCATCTAAATAAACAGATTCTTTACCAAAGTGACTATGTATTAGTTGTAATGTGTCGGTAAAGTTTGTAAAAATGATTACTTTTTTTCCCTGATCTATAATGTTCTGTACAAACTCAATAGTTTCTTTTACTTTCTCGTTTGCAATTACCTTTCTTACTTTCATCAGTTTTGAAAATTGTACTGTGAGTGATGATGATTCTTCTTTTTTATTTTCTAACCACTCATAGTATTCACCCATTAAATCTTTATATTCTTTTGATGTTGTTCTTAAATAGACTGGTGTGATTATTTTATCTGGTAAATCTAAAACATTTTCCTTCAATCTTCTTAAAATTTGTTTTGATGTTCTATCTCTTAATTCTTCTAGGTTTGACGCTCCAGTCACATTCCAAACTTTTCTATTACCAGCTCTAAACTGAAAACCTTGACAGTAACGAATAGCATAGGCCATCCAGTTTTGTGCCACAGGACTTTCAATAATATTTAATAAGTTATAGTAATTAATTGGTCTTGAAGTCATTGGTGTGCCTGTAAGTAACCAAACTCTTTTTATATTTTTTGTAAAATCATTTATAAGTTTTGTTCTTTGAGCTTGAGCATTTGATACCATATGTGCTTCATCAAGTATTACAAGTTCAAATTTAGATTGTAGTAAAAGCGAATTTTCTTTATCTTCTTTATTATGAAAGTTTTTTAATATATCATAGTTAACAATAACAAAATCAGCTTCAGTTGAGAATTTCTTACCTTCTGCAATATAACAGGTTCTATCTGAATAATTTGCAATTTCTCTTTCCCAATTTATTTTAAGTGACGCGGGACATACAATTAATATTTTTTTAGCACCAGTCTCAAGAGCCGCAATAATTGTGGAAGTCGTTTTTCCGAGTCCCATATCGTCAGCCAAAATAAATCTTTTTGACCCAACAAGTTTTTCAATTGCTTCTTTTTGATGAGATAGTGGTGGTCTGTGGTCATATTTAGAATAATCAATATTAACCTCATCTACTGTTTGTGATTTAATTAAGGACGACTTAGGAACCCAAAATTCAGACAAACGGTCTTTTTCAAAAAATTTACCCCAGATATGATACGACTTGTCCTTTTCAACAAGTAGTTTTTCTATATAAACCTTTTCTGGTGTTTCAAACAAGTATCGTTCTTCTGCGAACTTTTTAGCAAAGTAAGGGTCTAACTCAACCCACTTACGAGCAACTTTTGGTTTTGTATTGTAATAAGAGATTATATATTCAGCTTGAGTTCTTGTTGGGTAGAATTTTTTATTTGTTTCTTTTTTAGATTTCATATAAAGAATATGGTTATTACCCCCACTATATGAGTCTAGTAAATCAAGTGCTTTGTGTTCGATAATTTGTTTTTGAGTTTCCAAAATTCCTAGTTATAATTAAAAATAATAATAAAATCAATATTTATCAAGAAAAGACTTATGACAAATAAAGTTCCGATAACAAGACTTGGTAAATTTTTTGGTGAAGACGACTTTAGATTAGAAGTTGATATGGGTCAAGAATGGTTAGTTGGTGATTTAAATTTCACTTGTGTTTTATATAGAATTGATAGAACAAAAATTAAAACTGACGATGTTTATGGAGAAACTTTAGAAGATGGTGTCAAGTTTTTTCCACCAATTGAGTTTAACGCTTTTGTACAAATTGCGGCACCAGAAAATAAATTTTTGGGAACAACTAAAATTGATCAGTTTGAGCCTGGGAATATTACAATCTCTGTTTATAATAAAACTTTGGATGATTTAAACATTGATATATCTTTCGGTGACTATATTGGGTATTACGATAGTGAGAATTTTGTAAGATATTATTCTGTTGTTAATGACGGTAGGGTTACTTCAGATTTTAAACACACATATAAAGGCTATAAACCATTCTATAGGACTATTATTGCAGCTCCAGTAGGACCAAATGAATTTAAAGGATTATAAAATGGGTTTACCAAAAAAAATTAAAAAAGATATACCGTTAACTAGGGAAAAAACTTTATTACCTAGAAGACACGAATTGGCCGATATGATTGCCGAAGATGGTACATATCTTCCTAAATCTATTTTACATGCCGATTTAGATAGAGGGTTTTTAGATTTTGTTCGTGATGAATTAAAAACCGTTGTTGAGGGTAAGACAATTCCTATGGTTGATATTTTGGTTACGACTCAAAACTGGTCACAGTTTTTAGAAACCTGGGACTTTCAAAATATTGATAAGAACGTTGAGCCCCCATTTATTACTGTTATTAGAAATCCGGAGGTTAAATATGGTAACAATCCAGCCGTAATTTATAATATACCTAATAGACGTTTATATTTTTACGCTAAAGTACCAACGTGGGACGGACAAAGACACGGTATGGATATATACAAAATACCACAACCAGTTCCCGTTGATATAAAATTTACTGTTGCAATTCTTTGTAACCGAATGAGAGAACTTAACAAGTTCAATCAAATTGTGTTAACAAAGTTTTCATCATTACAATCTTATCAAATGATAAAAGGTCACTATATACCAATAAAATTTGATAGTAATAGTGATGAATCGGTTTTAGATTTGGAAAAAAGAAAATATTACATTCAGAAATATGAATTCACTATGATGGGGTTTTTAATTGATGAAGATGAGTTTGAGGTACAACCAGCAATCAATAGAATTTTCCAAATTTATGAAACAGATACTGCTAGTACAAAAAGAGGGAATCGTAGAAAAAATAATAAACCATCTGAATTGGTTTTTGATTTTACGTCTACTCAAATAGAGTCTTCTATTGAAATGGAATATACTGTTGATTTGTTATTGATTAATTCTCAAAATGTTGGCGATTACTCTGTTTTTATAAACGGTGACTTTTACGGAACAAATCTTTCTGAAATACAAATTAATACTAACGACATTTTAAAAATAGACATTGTGAAGAATGATGTAACAGAAAGTGCTAAATTAGTATTCCAACAAAACGTAATCTAATCTTCACCGTATATATCCCTTTTTTCCTTACATTTTTCCAAAATTAGGTTTTCAAGAAACTTATACATTTTGATTCCTCGTTTATCGCAATACTTCTTTAAAACCCCGTGAACTTCAACGGCTATCTTCAAATTTTTTATCTTTTTAATATCATTACTCATAGGTAGAAAAAAGGTAGAATAAAATCATACCAAAATATAAATACTTTTTTTTAAGTAAAGTTTTTACGAAAAAACATAATATTTATAATAAAAAATAAAAAAATAAAACAATAGAAAAAAATGGCAACTAACAGTAAAGTATTCGTATCACCAGGTGTTTATACTTCAGAGGTAGATTTAAGCTTTGTAGCACAAAGTGTTGGCGTTACAACTCTTGGGGTTGTTGGTGAGACTTTAAAAGGTCCAGCATTCGAACCAATTTTTGTAAGAAACTTTGATGAATTTCAAACATATTTTGGTGGTACATCCCCAACTAAATTTATTAACACACAAATACCTAAGTATGAAGCGGCATATATTGCAAAATCTTACTTACAACAATCAAATCAATTATTTGTTACTAGAATTCTAGGTTTGTCTGGTTATGACGCAGGACCTTCTTGGTCTATTAAAACAGTCGCAAATGTTGATCCGGCAACAATAGATGTTTGGTGTTTAAGCGGCGAAACATTCCTTTGTGATTTTAATTGTACTTCAGCTTATACTTCAGATTTTGTTGTAAACTTTACTGGTTGTACTGAATCACAAGATACTATAGTTTATGAAAGTTTTTTTCCGACTGTAATTCAAAATATTATAGATGAACAAAATCAACAATTTGATGGTTCATCAGTTACATTAAATGAAGGAATTAAAGATTTAATTTTTAACGTTATTACAGACGCTGACCCAACAATGGCCGAAGATGAATACATTTCAATTTTTGGTAGTGTTGATGGGACGGATTATTCTGGTGTAACGACATTAGGGTTTACAGCACAAACAAACTTCTTTGATGTTCCAAATGTTGTTTTTACCGCAAATACTTTAAGTAATTCAGCAAACGATCCTTGGTTTTATGCTTTATTTGACCCAACTGGAAATGGTAATTATACTGGATACTCTTTTTGGTCTATTGTACAAGGAGTTCAGTCAATAACACCCACTAGTTTAGTTGGTCCTTTATCTAATGTTTTAACATTAACAAGTTCACAAGCACCAGGTTCATTTCTTTTAAGTGCTAGAATTGCCCCAGGTTCAGTTGTTGTTGAGTTTTGCTTGATTGGTTTAACTCCAGTCCCAAGTGATATTACATTAACGTTTGACGTTACTTTAGGTGTGTCTAGTGGTTTACCGATAGTGTTTAGTGACTCTGTTACAATTTTAGATGGTGCTATTTCTGGTTGTTCTTATGTAACATTACCAGATGAGGATTACGGAAGATTAAATGGTATGGCTAGCATTAGTAATTTAGTTTCAAGTGACCCTCTTATTTTAGACCCAAATAGTATTACTTTTGAATATGATTTTATTTGTGAACCTATCGTTCCAACTCCAACAGTTACCCCTGTTCCACCAGATAATAACTTATGTTATTCTGGAAGTGTTGTTGGTAAAATTTATTATTATACTGGAAATACGTTTACAGATTATGATGATGTTGTTGTTGCAACTTTAAGATCAAGAGGTATTGCAACTTACGCCGATAGTAATGTACCAACATATGAGGTAACAGGTCTTACAGATGTTTCTTTAACTATGACTGGTGCTTATTCAGCCGTAACTAAAGACCCATACGCAACATTCCTTGTAAATGCAACAAATTCAGGTGGTGTTAATTTTTCTTTTGAAACTTCTTTTAGTACTAGTGATGCTGAATATGTTTCTAAAGTATTTGGAACTTCCAACTTTGCAAAACCTAAAGCAACCGTTCCATTATTCCTAGAGGAAAGATTCCAAGCGTTTTTAAACTATGCTTACAAAAAAGGATATATTAGAGGTTTAAGTTCAGACTTAATCGCACTTGACTCGGCACAATCTGAAAGTACAACTTCAATTGGTTGGTACTTGGATAGATACCAAACACCATCATCTCCTTGGGTTGTTTCAGAACTTCGTGGTAATAAAGTTTTTGATTTGTTTAAATTCTATACCGTTGCCGATGGTAATTCTGCAAATACAAATGTTAAAGTTTCAATTTTTGATATTTCTTTTGCTAACGGAACTTTTAGCGTGTTGGTTAGAGATTATTTTGATTCGGACGCTAACCCTACAGTTTTAGAAAAATTCACAAACTGTTCTATGGATCCATCACAAAACAACTTTGTTGCTAAAAAGATTGGTACTTTAGATGGTGAATATCAATTAAACTCTAAATTTATTATGGTTGAAATGAATGAGGACGCACCAGTTGATGCACTTCCTTGTGGTTTTGATGGGTATACATTTAGAGAGTATGCTGGTGCTAAACCACCATACCCAATTTATAAAACAAAATATAATTTCCCAGGTGAAGTTATTTGGAATCCACCGTTTGGTTTATCAACAGGTGGTGACAACACAACTTTGAGTTCTGGTGATAATGTAAGACGTACTTATTTAGGGTTTTCAAATCAATTAGGCTATGATTCTGATTTCTTTGAGTATGTTGGAAAACAAAACCCATTAACGTCTTGTGATTTAGATGGTTCTAATTGGAATTATAAAACTAGAGGTTTCCATATGGATAAGAATGCTTCTGGTATTACAATCAATGGAAACTTTGTAAGTAGTGGCGACCCTAGATTCTTTGTTGGTGACGCAACATTCTCAACTGAACCTACAAATGATACTAGTCCTTACTATAGATTGTTCTCAAGAAAATATACTTTGTTTGTTCAAGGCGGTTTTGACGGATGGGACATTTATAGAGAATATAGAACAAATGGTGATAGATATGTACTTGGACGTACTGGATTCTTAAATGGTGCTTGTGCAACTGACAGATATCCAACCGCAACTGGATGGGGTGCGTTTAAACAAATTTCTGTTGGCGATGGAACAAGAGACTATGGAAATACAGATTACTATGCTTATTTATTAGGTGTTAGAACATTTGCAAACCCAGAAGCTGTTAATATCAACGTATTTGCAACTCCAGGTATAGACTATGTAAATAATAGCGATTTAGTTGAGGCTACAATTGATATGATTGAGTACGAAAGAGCTGACTCTTTATATATCACAACTAGTCCTGATTATAACTTATTCTTACCAACAACAACTGGTACTGACGGATTAATTTACCCTCAAGAAGCTGTTGACAACTTGGAAGAAACAGGGATTGACTCAAACTATACCGCAACATATTACCCTTGGGTATTAACAAGAGATAGTGTAAACAATACACAAATCTACATTCCAGCAACGGCTGAAGTTACAAGAAACTTGGCACTTACTGACAACATCGCATTCCCTTGGTTTGCGGCGGCTGGTTACACTCGTGGTTTGGTTAATGCGATTAAAGCTCGTAAGAAGTTGACACAAGAAGATAGAGATACTTTATATCAAGGAAGAATTAACCCAATTGCAACATTCTCTGATGTGGGTACTGTAATTTGGGGTAATAAGACACTTCAAATTAGAGAGTCCGCTCTTGATAGAATCAACGTAAGAAGATTGTTACTACAAGCTCGTAAATTGATTTCTGCGGTGTCTGTAAGATTGTTGTTTGATCAAAATGATGAACAAGTACGTCAAGACTTTTTAAATGCTGTAAACCCAATTTTGGATTCAATTAGAAGAGATAGAGGTTTATATGACTTTAGAGTTACTGTGTCTTCTGATACGGCTGATTTAGATAGAAACCAAATGACAGGTAAAATTTATATCAAACCAACACGTTCACTAGAATTTATAGATATTACATTCTATATCACACCAACTGGTGCATCGTTTGAGGATATTTAATATTAATTTTTTTTAAATGTCAATAGAACCCCCTAAAAAAATTGGGGGTTTTTTTGTATATCTAGAATTTATTTTTAACTTTGTATTTATTAAATGAAATTATGTTACACAAAAAAATTGTAAAAGAAATTGTTGACGAGATGTTGATTGAACAAAAACTACGTATTCTCGTTGAAAAAAATCTTCGTGTTTATATGAAAGATTGGGATGATAATATCCTATTTATGCCAACCAAAATTAAAATGGATTATAATGACAAGGGCAATTGGATACCAGTAGATGTATCTACAGAAGATTTTGCAAGACTTAGAACTCACCCCAATTATAGATTAAGAGATAATAACCCAGAGGAAGCTTTCAGAGACTTCAAAGAATCCGAACCATTTTTTAGAGATATTAAATGGGCTATACAAAGAAAAAGATTTGCCCCAAGTGCTCAAAAATTTAAAGAGGCTTTGTATTATGCCGGACCATTTGCAATAAATACTGCTCGTGGACATAAACCAAGTGATTTAAAGAAAGGTGTTATGTTGTTTATTGATATGACATTCACCAAGAAACAAAAAAAGGAAATGATTAAAAACATTATTAATTCTTTTATAGACGAAAAAAGATTTAATAACTATTTTTTTTCAAAGCTAAATGAATTAGATTATAACCAAATTATAGAATTATATTTAGACGAAAAAGGAGAATATTATTCAGTGTCTTCAGATGAATTTGGTAAAAAGTTTGGTTTAGACGTAAAAGGAAGTGCCGCAAACCCAGAACACGCAAAAAAAGTTGCTATTTTAAATTTTGTTAAAACAATCTGGAGTGATATGGATTATTGGGTTAATAGTGGACACAAAACAATTTCATTTGGTTTTTCAGATGATGATACCAGAAATGTAAAAGCAGCGGTAGAGTTCATTAAAAACGAATTATCTATTCAATACCCAGAAATTCATTTTGTTGTATATGATACATCAGATAATGAAACTAAAAAAATTGTTATAAGTAAAAAGAATTAAAAAATACTTATTAGTTATTATTAATATTAAAATAGAATTAAATATTATTAATTAAGTAACTTATATATAATATATAATTTTAAAAAAAATAAAAGTAAATAGAAAAATTTTCATTAGGTCTATATTTATAATTAAAATAAACAATAATTTAAAATTATAACTATGGCTGATTTATTAATGAAAATGCCTATCCCGTATGAACCAAAAAGACAGAATAGGTTTATCTTACGATTTCCATCTAGTCTAGGTATCAACGAATGGTTTGTTGAAAGCGCTTCTAGACCGTCAATTAAAATTGGTTCAACTGAAATACCCTTTTTAAATACATCAACTTATGTTGCGGGAAGATTTAACTGGGAAGAGATTTCTGTTAAATTTAGAGACCCAATTGGACCTTCAGCTTCTCAAGCCCTTATGGAGTGGGTACGTTTGTGTGCCGAGTCTGTTACTGGTCGTATGGGTTATGCCGCAGGTTACAAAAAGAATGTAGATCTAGAGATGTTAGACCCAACTGGTGTTGTTGTAGAAAAATGGATTTTAGAAGGATGTTTTTTAACTTCTGTAAACTTTGGTTCATTAGCTTACAATCAAGACGCTCTAGCCGACATTACAGGTTCATTAAGAATGGATCGTTGTATCTTGGTGTACTAATTTAGAAACAAAATATTATTTTATATTCAAGTCCCCAAACTTTGGTATTGGGGATTTTTTTGTGTTATAAAAAATTATTACCGAATTTTATACAAACATTTACAAAAAACATAAGTAAAGTATTTTTATAATAAAAAGAAAATATGGATGCAAATGTAAATGAGATTGGTCAAATGAATTTTAATTTACCACACGACGTTGTTATGTTGCCGTCAAAGGGTAAATTCTATAAATCAAAAAAGAAAAGTGTCAAAGTTGGTTATTTAACAGCTAATGACGAAAACATACTAGCTAATCTAAATTTTTCAAAATCTGTTAAGGAGTCTATTGTACTTCCTTTGCTTAGAAACAAACTATACGAACCAGATTTAAGACCAGAGGAATTACTTGATGGTGACTTGGAAGCCTTATTAATCTTTTTAAGAAACACGTCTTTTGGTCCAGAATATCTAATTGAGGTTATTGACCCAAAAACAGAAAAACCATTTTCTACAACTATATTATTAGACGAATTAAATATAGTCCAATCACCAAACGAACCAAACGAAGAAGGTTTATTTACAACGACTCTACCTAGAAGTGGTGCCGATGTTAAGTTAAAACTTCTTAACCTAAAAGAACAAATGGAACTTGATGACCTTATTGCAAATTATCCAGCAGGTAGAATGGCACCATCCGCAACATTAAGATTACAAAGAAATATTGTTGAACTAAATGGTAGTAGAGATGGTGGGGAAATAGCAAAGTTTATTGAACAAATGCCGATTATGGATTCAAAGCACATCAAAAAAGTCTTAAATGATAATGAACCTAGATTAGATTTATCTAAAAATGTAATAGCCCCGTCTGGAGAAAAAGTGAACGTAAGTATCGCTTTTGGGGTGGAATTTTTTCGGCCTTTCTTCTGAACATAGGAAATATTTACTTGACGAATTTTATATACTAGCAAAAATCCTCCGAACACAATATAGTGAGTTCCTAACATTACCAACATATATCAGACGTTTTTTAATTGATAAGATTATTGAAGAAAATAAAAAACGATAATTTTATATTTATCAATAAAACACATTAGGTATGTTTATGGGTACAGTTGTAACGAGCTCAAAAGATGAAAAGGACGCTCAAGTTGGAATGTCGGAAGATAAGAGTCTTGATTTATCTGGAAATTTAGGTAAAATCTTAAGCGGACAAGAAAGTATTTTAAAAGTTCTAGCTGGCGCCGCAAAAGAAAACCTTGGTGGTACCGCACTCCTTAACGCAACAAAATCACTCAATGAAGAAGCATATAGATTAGCCAGAAGTCTTGGTGTTTCTAGTCAAAGAACGCGGGAATTAACTGTTAGTGTTGCTGACGCAATACCAGAATTTGTTGCAATAGGTTTAGAAGTTGGGGACGCCGGAAGAGCAATGTCCGGATTGTATGAAGCCTTTAATACAAATCTTTTTATTGGGAAAGACGCACTTACCGAATTTGCGGCAACAGCAAAAGTAACTGGTGTGGAACAAAAAACATTAGCCGTAAATTTTAGAGATGTTGGTGTTAGTGTTGCAGGTATTGGACCTAAAATGAGAGAAGTTACTAGAATTGCACAACAAGCTGGTGTCACAGTAAAAGCCGTTTCAGACGCCGTGGTGACCAACCTAGACAAAATGAATTTATATAATTTTGAAGGTGGCATTAAAGGTCTTGCAAAAATGGCAGCACAAGCCTCTAGACTTGGAATTTCTATGGAGGGCGTTTTTGGTGTTGTGGATAAAGTTTTTAATCCAGAAGGTGCAATAAATATGGCCGCAGCACTCCAAAGACTAGGAGTAACAACAAGTGATTTATTAGACCCTTTAAGACTAATGGATTTATCTCAAAATGACCCAACAGAATTACAAAATCAAATGGTTAATATGACAAAAGAATTTGTTAGATTTAATAAAGAAACAAAATCATTTGAAATACTACCAGGGGCAAAAAGAAGACTAAATGAGATTGGTGCTGCTATGGGTTACAACAATGGTGAACTACAAAAAATGGCAATTAATGCCGCAAATTTTGATGCTAAACTCCAACAAATAAGAATGCCCGACATCCCAATTAATGAAGAAACCAGAAATCTTATTGCGACAATGGCTCAAATGAATGAGAATGGAATTGCCGAAGTTAGGGTTGCTCAAGTTGATGCACAAGGAAACTTAACTGGTGAATATGATACTGTTGCGGCACAAAATTTAACACAACAACAAATTGAAAGATTACAAAAACAACAATTATCTGAAGGAGCAACAATGTCAGACATAGCTGTTGACCAATTAGATGAATTAAGAAAATTAAACACAAAAATGAATGAGTTTATAATGGCTCAAAAATATGGTACTGCGTCTAGTAATTTCTTTTCAGGGACGTATACTAAAGGTTTAAGAGGTTTGACAAAAGTATTTGAAGAATCACCAGCTGGTTCAGAAACTGCTAACACTTCTAAAACATACCGAACAGGAATAGATAATTTAAATTTTAATTTTAAAGATATTATAAATAAAGGTGGGGAGGTGATAGAAAAAATATTAGCAGGCATTTATACAAAAGTGGCTAATTTTTCACCAGCAGACGTAATGAATGTTGGTAAAAATCTTGGAAATACCATTAAAAATATACCATATAAACCTGGGGATTATAATAACATTTATTCGTATAACACCCCAAAATCAAATGTTGAACACTCTGGTACAATCAAACAAGAAATAGACATAAAAGTTGATTTTAGTGATGTCGCAATGTTAGATCCTGAAATGAAAAAGATTGCTGGAAACACATTTATGAGATTAATTGAAGAAACTGGGTTTCAAAACAAGTTTAAAGAAAATCAAAATAAAACTTTTAATAAACCGAATGAACCAACAAATATATTAACCGAATATGAAAGAGGATCTGCAACTTAATTAAAAAAAAACTCTTTTGAGTTATTTATATATAAATAAAATTTTATATGTCTGAAAGTTCATTATCATTTGTTTCTACTTCATCATTTAGGAACTCTTTAATAGCTAGGAATTTAGCACCCTATAATATACCAGGGGCTTATAGTCCTCCAGCTGGAAACGTAACTTATGAAATTTCACCATTACAAGATTTAGCGGTAATTGATTCACCAAATAATTATATTAGTACAAATCAATTTGCGAATGGTTTATATCCACTTAATGAGTATGGACCAGAGGGTGGTTACATAGGAAAATATAATGTACCAGGTCAACCATTACCAGTTGATTCAAATCAAGGGCCTTATGACCCAACAGACCCAAACTTTCAATCAATAGATTTAGTTAATGAATTTTTTATTGATGCGGCATATATTCAAAACAAATACGGACCAGAAGGTGGATTTAATGATTTATTTACAATCACAGATATACAACTTTCTAATCAGTATTTCCAATCATATGATGAACCATTTGTTACGTCTTTATATAAACCATATCAAATATTATCAAGTCAAAACCCAAACGGGACAAACGGAACATTATCACAAGATACTTTTTTAGCTAAAATTGCGGCGACTAGTCTAAAGTCCGCATTTGAAGAAAGAATTGCATATGAAACAATATTTCTAAATTCCCAAGGGCCATCAATACCATTAGGTTTTGGGAATTTAAACACATTGAATAGCCCCTTTTCAAATCTGTTTACAAACTTTAATAACCAACCTCTATCAAATAGAGACTGGAAAATTACTGTTGGTGAAGACACAAACGCAAATAATCAACAATTTACAAATAGATTACAAGAAAATTATTACCCATCATCACCAATTCCTGGTGACTATTTTGATGGGTTTGGGCCAATACAATCACCAGTTGCCGAAACGGCACTAGAAAACATTAATAATATTACTGGAAATTTAGGTCCAGTACTTAATTTATTTAGAAACCCATCTGAATTATTTATCTCAAACACAGGGAAAGCACAACAATCCGTTTTATTTAATAGTTTAGATTACAACACATATAGACCATCATATAATAGAGGTAGTGTTAGTCAAAATTTAATAAACTCCATTAGTAATTTTTTAGACAACGACCCACAAATAACTGGTAAGTATTATGTTGGAAGTGCGTTTTCAGAACCATCTTTTATTACTTCACCACCAAATCAAGTTGCTGTAAATAGTTTTGGTAAACAACAAAATACAATTGTTTATGGACCATCTGAATTGGGTATTTTATATGAAGGAAACGAAGGAAAAATTAATTTTGGTTTAAAAGGAAAGTCAATTACTGACGGTGGTGGTATTATGGGTGAGTTTATTTGGACTTCACCAAAATACCAAGGAAACGCCGGGTTTAAAGTAAAACCAGGTGGAGACATCACAAAACAAGACAACGAGTTCAATGAGATTGCAAGTCAATACAGTCAAAATAGGTCAATAGATTTTAAATTAAAAAACGGATCAATACTTGACGACACACAAAGAATTATTGAAGCGGCTGATAAAGTACAAGGTCAAGCACGATTAAAACACGTAGGAAATGCAATAAACCAAGTATCAAAAGTCTTTAATGATGGATATAAAGAATTAACAAAAGGTTCTCAAGTTGTTGCTTATTACGACTCAACCACGGATAGTCAAACAATTGGTATAGGTGGTGTTGAAGTGGGTAGAGAATATTGTAGAATCTTTCAAAAAGACACACCTTATTATACCTATGCCGACTTACAAAAAAAAGATGGTATAACAACATCTGGTCGTAAATTTAATAATTCGGTATTAGACAACACCTATAATTTGAACATCGCACCAATGAGAGGTGAGGGGTCAACTAATATTAGAGACGGTAAAGTAAAAAAATATATGTTCTCATTGGAAAATCTTGCTTGGAGAACATCTGATAAACCAGGTTTTACTGTACAAGACTTACCAGAATGTGAAAGAGGACCAAACGGTGGTAGAATTATGTGGTTTCCACCATATGATTTAACATTTAGTGAAGACACAAAAGCATCCTGGAACCCAACTAAATTCCTAGGAAGACCAGAACCTATTTACACATACCAAAATTCGTCTAGGTCCGGGTCTATTAGTTGGAGAATTGTTGTTGACCACCCGTCAGCACTTAATACGATAATAGAAAAACAACTAGCAAATAAAAGTGACCAAGAAATAAACTCAATTGTTGATTCTTTTTTTGCTGGATGTGTTAAATATGATTTGTACGATTTGGCCGCAAAATACAATCAAATTCCAATTAGCGAACTTTATACTTATCAAGAAATATTGAATGATGCCCGTACAACAGCTGAAGAAGCCAATCAGATTTTAAATGAAATTTCAAAACAAAAAGAAAGAAAGGATCAAAATCAAAATGGTGGCGACGGAACATTTTATGAAGATGATTCATCAATTGAAGTTTTACAACCAGAAAGACAGTCTTTAAATATAAGATTATATTTTGAAAATACAGAACCGGATTACCAAGATTCTGATGGGTCAACAGATAGAAATACAGATATAACTGCCGATAATCCATATGATGTATATTATAAACAATTAGTTGGTGCCAAAAATAATTATAAAGCAAACGCAAAATCATCAACAAATAATGGGATAACATACCCAAAAACTAGTGTTGAAAACTTTTTCCCAACTGAAATAGAAACAGGGTTTAATCAATTTAATGAACTACTAAAAACTTTAGGCGAAACCTTGAGTAAAGGAGGTCAGGTTGAATTAGGGTTTATTGCAACGACTAACTCATTAGGTGGTATTGAATACAATACAGCGTTAGCCAACAGAAGATATGATTCGGTCTTAAAGTACATTTTAAATCAACAAGTGACTGCGGAAAAAAGTTTCAAAAACTATTTTGAAGATGATAAAACTTTCAATGTTACAGCTAAAGAGTTTTTACAGTTCCAAACAAATATTACTTTAGGTAATGGGAATAAAATAAATTGTAACGATAGTAGTGGTAAATACATAGTGCCTGGTATGGCGTGTAGAAGTGTTTTAATTACTGGTGCAACAATTACTAAAAAAGAAAAACCAGCACCAAATCCAGACCCAATTATTATTGAGGAAGACGTTGTTATTGTACAACCAAAAAAACCAACAAAAAAACCAGACCCAATTAAAAAACTTAAAGAAGGAATATCAAAAAAAATACTACGAAATTTATTTTCAGAGTGTGATTATTTTGAGGTTATTAAAGAATCAAACCCAATGATTTACCAATCATTAAAAGATAAAATAAAATATTTTAACCCTGCATTCCACTCAACAACACCTGAAGGTTTGAACTCACGATTGACATTTTTGAATCAATGTATGAGACCGGGACAAACAATACCCGTAATTGGAAACGACAATCAGTTAAAATATAATGACGCATTAAATACATCATTTGGAACACCACCAGTATTGGTTTTAAGAATTGGTGATTTTTATCATACTAAAATTATTCCTAATAATTTACAGATTGGGTTTGACCCACTTGTATATGATTTGAACCCAGAAGGAATTGGTGTACAACCAATGATTGCAAAAATTACATTAAGTTTTGATTTTATTGGTGGACAAGGGCTGGCCGGGCCAATAAAACAACTACAAAACGCCCTTTCATTCAATTACTACGGAAACACAGAAATTTACGATGAAAGATCAATATCTACGGATAATAAAGAAATAAGTGATAGGGACTTACAATTAGAAAAACTTATTGTTGGTAATCAAGGACCAAACGTTACAAATAAAGACGTTTCTAATCAACAACCACAAAAAGGTCTTACACCAATTGGTGTAATAGAAAATTCTAATTTGGATATTACAAATGGTATAGAAACTGGCGAAATTAACTATTATAATTTGATGGGTGAATTACAAGACAACTCAAAAAATTATTTTACTTCTGTTGTAAACCAATCAAAATCAATAACTCAAGTTACAAACTGGGGGATGTCACAGTTGGTATTTAATACTAGAAATTATTCTGATGGTAATATTTTAGAAAATTCTGAAAAAATTCCAGTAAAAATATATGGAAAACCAGATGACATCGCAAAAAAAATATCAAAATTAATTAATAATACAACAAAAGACGTTAAAGACGATGCAAATCCGATTATTAAAAATATTGTAACAACACAAAAAAACACACCAGACAATGTTGTAAGAGAATTAAAAAGTACGTTTGAAAAAAACATTAAAACAAATGAAATTGAATTAAACAATCTCGTTCAACAGCAAATTAATAGTTTAGTTGAGACAGAACAAAATTTAAATTATACATTAAGAAAAATGGACGCTGTTTGTAATTCTGTTGACGGCGTTAAATTAACAACTGGTGATTTGAAAATTTTATCAATTACCGCTGACTCAACAAACAAACTTATTTTAAATATGAAGGAGACTTATAAACAAAATACAGGAACTGATTTAAGCGAGTTTTTAGATTTATTAGCAGACAAAACCAACTCCATTTTATCTATAAATTTTTATAATGACAAACTTACTGTTTATAATTCACAATTTGAAAAAGAAGAAAAAAACAAACTAGAACCACAAAGAAGGTTTTATATGAGTATGTGTAACATTTTATTAGACGAAAATAAATACACTTTATTTGTAAACTCCCTAATAACAGATTCGGTAAAAAAAGTACCAAATTTAGAGGCAAACATACTTAAATACTGCAAAGAGTTTCAAGACAATTGTAAATTTGATCATAATTTGGAATTAGAACTTTATAGTAGTTTTGAAAAAAATGAAGAATATAAAAAATATTCTGACTACAAAATAACATTTGAACAACAAAACATAGATTATTTTAAAGATAAAAAAGTTGGATACACAACGGATAAAATTGGTAATTATACAGATAATAAAAAAATAATAAAAAATCTTTATTCTAACCAAAATGTGAATAACGATAAAAAAACATTTAATGGTAAAGTAACATTTAATTAATATGGCTACACAATATTATAATAGATATAGTAATTTTTTGGTAAACGGAGAACAAACCGTAGTACCATACTTGAACTTACAACCAAAAGGTAGTGACAAAAAATACATTTATAGAGTAGGACAATCTAGGTTAGATAAAATTTCGGAACAATATTATGGTTCTCCTTTTTTTGGTTGGTTGATATTGCAAGCTAATCCAGAGTTTTCTGGTTCGGAATTTGAAATCCCAGATGGTACAGTATTGACAATACCATATCCTTTAGTAACTTCTTTACAAGAATATAAATCAACATTAGACAATTACAGATTCTATTATGGTAAATAACGGTGAAAACATATTAGTTGAATTTGACTACCAAAACATAACCGTTATAGACCCAAACAAAATAATTGATAATGACGGTAAAGTAAGCGAGAGACTTATTAATCACGAAGATTTGGTTATTTATGCAAACCTAGAATGTAATGTAGTACCAAGAACAAAATTAGCTGTTGGCGTACCCCTAGACGAATCGCTTAAAACAATTTCGGTTGGTAAGATTAATTTTTTAAATCCAGGGTTTAAAACATTTCTAGAAGACGGATATGTTGATGAGGTTACGGGTAAAAATTCATTAGTAGGTAAAGGGGTTAATCAAGTTAATAGTAAATTTAAATACGCAAAAAATAAAAGTGATGATTTTTATGTTAACCAAACTTTAACTTCAGACGGCCAACCGGGTGCTGTTGACAATGGATTGCTCGGCATTACTGACATCACAATAACATACGGAACAGATTTTTTACCGGTTATTGATATGACACTTGAAGACGTTAAAGGAAGAGCCCTATTTGAGGGAGGAAACAACTCACCTTATGCCGCCTTTTTTCAGTTACCATACCCAATATTTTATTTAACAATTAAAGGTTATTTAGGAAAAGCTGTTAGATTACCCCTAATGTTATATACATTCAGTAGTAGTTACGACTCAAATAGTGGAAATTTTAGAGTACAATTAAAATTTTACACATACAAGTATTCAATCCTATCATACGTACCTTGGAGCACTATGTTAGCCGTACCTTTTATGTATCGGTCAATTATTGAAACAAAAAGTGAATCAAAAACCAATCAAAATTCATCTGTAACACTTGATAGAGGTTTTACTAGTAATGGTTACCAAAAAATGAAAGAACTTTATTCTGAATATAAAGCCAAAGGTCTTATTGATGAAAATTTTCCAGAACTAACAATACAACAACTACAACGTAGATTGAATTTATTTTTAAAATCAATTTATGAAAGTTTTAAAAAAACAAATCTAAACATTTTAAATGATATAGATGAGTTTGAAAAAAATTTAGAACTATATAGGTCTGAAGTTGTAACATATGCCGACTCTTGGACAAACACTTACCTTGATATTAAAAACCCATTCGTTGACACAACGGGCAATTCAAACTACATTTTCCAAAAACAAATAACAAATGTAAATGACGCTAAAACAAAACTTTATGGGTTAGTGTTAAAATATAATAAATTATTAAACGATAATAAAACACTAGGAAAAAATACTAAAAATAAAGTACCAATAAGTATTGCTTGTTCATCAACACAGAGTAATTGTATCTTTATTAGTAGTGTTAAATCTAGTAATGATTTAGATTTATCCAAAACCTACTTTCAAAGGTATAATAAAGAATACCCAATTGGAAACTCAACTGTCACAACAGAGTTTAAAAATCAAATCAACAAGGAGCTACAAGGGAAAGAGGTTTTTTTCTATGAAGGAACAGACTCTTTTATTTCGGCAATAGATAAAATAAAAGAAAATTTTTTAAAACAAAAACAATCTATTGAAGAACAGTTAACAAAAGATTTGGCTAACAAAATTTCTGGAAGTATTGCCGATGGTGGTATTGGTTTTGAACCAACAATGAGAAATGTTTTAGCCGTGTTTTTTGCTCAAGGAGAAGCGTTTCTTCGTTTGATGGATGATGTACACACAAAAGCCTGGGGGGTTAGAGACGATAGATTTAGAAAAACTGCAATATTCACAAATAGCGGTGGAAGTAGTGTTGATGTTAAAGATTTACCACAAAACCAAACACCCGTTTATCCTTGGCCACAAGTTATAAACAAAAACGACAATAAAAAAGATGGTGAAAAATTTGAATTGGTTTACCCCGGTGACGATTCTGTTGCACAGTCTTTAAACGCCTATAGCCCCGAAGTTTGGCCAGAGGTTGAATTTGTTGAAGAATTTATTAGAGGATACACACTTAGGGAGACTCAAATACCAGAACCAGAAACAATTACCAATTCACAGATTAACCCCAGAAGACTAAGCTTTAATGCGATAGAGTTTCCAATAGGAAACGAAGTGTTTACAAATTCAGAAGAGGTTAAGTTTTTTTATGAAATGTATGAAAGATTAATCATTAACTCTTTTTATGAAAAATTTAATAGAGATGGTGTTTATCAATATAACATACCATATTATGTTGCCGAAATGGAAAGGATTGATATTATTGACGCTTTAGGTGATGACAACCCATATCTATCTTATAAACTAAAAGAATTTGATTTATCAAATTTTGTTTCTTATTTACGGGACATATCAAATCAAGGGCAAGGACCTTCTTGGCAAAACTACATAAGAGGTGAATTTAACACATCTTATATTAAAAACGATATAAAAACATCTTTTGAAATTTTAAGTTACACAGTTGTTGAAAACCCAAAAAGTCAACCAAGTGTTTCTATTGAAAACACAGATCAGATAAATAAATACATAAGTAAAAATGTCGTAATGGAAAACTATGACCTTTCTGACATATATCCACTTACATCATTAAACTGGATTAAGAAAAATATGTCTAATGGGTCGGTAATAAAAACACCAATAGATGCTTTTGTTACAGCAAATGTTTTAAATTATAATGAAACAAATAAGGTAATCACAAATTTTGAAGAAAACTCACAAACAGAAAAAAAACCAATTACAAATTTTAACTATGAGGAAGCAACAATGTTTAGACCACTCAGCATAACAAATCTCAAAATATTCTATAACAATAGAAAATTTGAGAACCAATATGTAACTGAAGGAAATTTAAATTATGTCAACTACACAAATCAATTAACGGCAACTCAAACAACCTCAATGTTAAACACGCCATATTTTGTAAACGCAATACAAAAAGGTGTTTTTGAGTTTAGATATAACCCATCAAACTTGTATCCCTATAAAGAAGCTGCGTTTTTGTTTTTAAATAGTTTACCGTTAGCAACAACAAAAGAAAGATACAAAAAATATAATAACAACAATAGTGTGACAGAGTTAGATTATGTGTTATCAACTTTAAAAAAATATGGTGCAATTCACAAAGTCCCATACGCTTGGGTTTTGAAATACGGATCAATTTGGCATAGATATAAAACCTGGATTGAAACGGGTAAAGACATTTTAGATGATGTTTGGAAAGATTTTGATTATGTTGGAAATTTTGACCCAACAACAAGTGCAATAACAAAAACGTATAATTTAACTATTGATGGGGCACCATATGAATTTGTTTTACAAGACGATTTAGTGGTTGGGTCATTGTCTAGAACTATAATGAATCCAGGGTTTTACCCAAAAACAATTGACGATTTTAACGTATTTTATCAAGGAACAAGAGTATTTGACTCAACATATGAAGTTACAGGACAATGTAAAATTTCTGGAAACACTCTTGAGATTTTATCAATAACAGCACCAGCAATAATACCTGGAAGTGTAATCGTAGGTCCAAATATACTTTTAAACACGACAGTTGTTTCTCAAATATCTGGTACAACAGGCGGAACTGGAAGTTATGTGATTTCAGAAACATACACAACAAATGTTGGACCAACAAATTTTACAATATCAAATGTTGAAAATGTTGATTACTCAAGTCAAGACATACAATTATCAATAGATGACGGGTCTTTATATCTAAACTATTCTTTAAGTAGCGTAATATCTAAATTTAACGGTTTTAATCCTTTACAACCAAATAGATCATTAATTTTGAAACCCTGGTCTTGTTTTTCAACAACCCCTGACGGACAAGTATATCCAATGCCATCATTTGGTAGTTCGTTAAATCAAGTGAATGACGAATGTTTTAATTTAGGTGGAACAATGACAAAAGAAGTTAAAAATAATTCTGCACTATATAATGGTTCAGTGAGGAACTTTTGGAAAGCCCCAAACTATGGGTACTTTGATAACGATAAAGTAGAAATCCCAAAACCAGACTCATACCTTAAAGAAATATTTAATAATCTCTCAATCCAACAAAATTTCTCAATAAATGGTTCGGACGTAAGTTACTCAAAAATAGATGATATGTTTAGTGCTTTTGACAAAAAAGCCCTTGACATACTAGAAAAAGAATTTTTGAACTTCTCAAAATCGGTATATGACATAGAATCAAAAAACCAAGAAGAATTGGAAACAAAAAATAAGTATAAAAATTTCCAAGGACTTATGAGAACAATTATGAAAGTGGAAAAACCAATAGGGGATGTCCCAAGTGTTATAATTAGTGAAATCACTAATAAACAAATTTCACAATTTAATTATTATTTAGGGTTGTTTATGAAATATGAGACAATAATTAAATACGGAAACCCATCTTCATTTGATAGAAGACTATTTTATACATTCTCAAATGAATTTATTCAAGACCCTTTGACATATAATTACTATAAGACAAACTCACCAAACGCCTTACCAACACCATCGGGGACAATAACTCTTGCAAACTCAAAAGCATTATACCCCCAAACCTGGAAAGCCCTAGAAACATATGTTGGTTTTTCAGATATTACGGCTTTACAATATTCAAATTTAGGGTCTTTCATTACTGACTTTTTTATTGATATGAATGTTGAGTTTGAAGAAAACAATGTTATAAGATTCGCACCAATAATAAAAATTTATGCAACACAAAAATTGTTAGACTCATCTCTTAATAGAGAAAAGTTTTTAAATTTAATGTCTGTATACCTAACTAAAGGTGAAAATTATATTGATACCGTGTTGAATCTGGAACTAACAACATTAAGAAAAAACATACCAAAAGTTACAATAAAAAAAGAAGCAAAAAAAGTTAAAGCTGACTTAAACGGTGAACAAACTAGATATGAATTATATGATATGTTTAAAGGCTTAAACGACACTTGGATTGCGGGTGGTGATTATAAAACTAAAACACTTTTTGAAGACGTTTTACTTTATGATAGGGCGAGTAGAGATGTTGGTCAAAAAATTTATGCTGACGTGTTTAAAGTTAAAGATACAATTGATTATGGTTCTTATAAAAACAAAATGTTAGATATTATATCCACAATATTAACAAATAATAATTTTACATTCTTTACCTTACCGGCATATGCAAACTTTTATAATGTACAAGACGTAAGTAAAAACGCGTCTCCTTCACCAGAAGGGTCGTTAGAATTTGCAAATTCATTATTTGGAACGTTTACAAGTTTAGATTATAGAGAAACTAGCTCAAAATTTTTATGTTTGTTTGCAAACAAACCAAGTGAACATTTGGCATTAAACGAAAATATAGATTACAGATTTAGAGATGATGCTTTTGATTTGAGAAGATCAAGTGATTGTCCTTTAGTTGAAGACCAAGACGGCAAACAAGATTGGGATAGGTCAAATAAAGTCGTTGGGTTCAATATAGATATGGGACCACAAAATCAACAAATATTTACTAAATTTGATGTGTCGCAAGAACCAGGAGACCCAACCGCCGAATCTTTAGAGGTGTTAAATCAAATGGCAAATTTAAATAGAAACAGAGGTGGTGGAACTCAAAGTGTTTCATTGTATAATTTATATAGAAATAGAAGTTACAAATGTAGTGTTGATATGTTAGGTAATGCTATGATACAACCAATGATGTATTTTAACTTGAGATATGTACCACTATTTAGTGGACCATATATGATTTTAAAAGTAACACATAGAATTAATGATTCTGGGTTTGAAACGTCTTTTGAAGGGCAAAGACAACCTTTTTATAGTATCCCAACACTTGATAAGTATTTACAATCATTGAATAGTAAAATATTAACATCTTTAAAACAAAAAATACAAGAAGAAGACAGTAGATTAAGTGAAACGCCAGACAACATATTAAAAGAACAAAACAGTTCTGTAAGTTATGCAACCGAAGGTATCGGAGATGTAACAACACTAACTTGTTCAACAAACCTAATAAGGTCATATCAAAACTATACAAACGTTACGCCAACAACAACTACTAGTAATTATAAAACAATGTATAATCTTTTAATTAAAAAAATTAAAGAACTAGCATTACCGGAAAGTCAGAAAATCATATTAAGCACATTTTTATTTTCAACAATTTATATTGGAAGTGACAGCTCAGGACAATTTAAAACACTCAATTTTAATTATTCTGCAATACCATTAAATGTTGATTGGGGTGGTGCTGCAACTTACTTTGATTTAAATTATTTTTGTGTTGATCAAGGAAAAAATTTAAAAGTACCTATGGCAACATTTTCATCTTTAGAAAAATTTTTAGATTTTATGGTTAATAAATACTCTGGTAAAGTCGGTGGTATTGAGTCTTTAATTGATAATACTTTAACGGGTGTTGATTTAGACAATAGTATTATTGACGCTTTAACAAAATCATATGTTTTGGATTTCCCAACCAACAAATCACCAAAAGTGTATGATGAAATGCAACCTAATGACATCAGTAAAATTAAAACAAAAATTAAAGAATCAATAAATTTATTTAAATCTTTATAACATTTAAATTAAACAGATATTTATAAATAAAAAGAATATGAGTAGTACTAAACTAATATTGGACAATTATCTTGGTAAGAATACAAGAATGTCAGAAAAAGATATGGGTGACGGAACAAAACAAGTATGTGATTTAGATACTGGAGATTGTTATACCGTTAGAATGAAAGATGGTCTTATTGAAAGAGTAGACAACACTATGAAACAATTTAAAAAAATTCACGTTGAGACCAAATCTGGTATAAAAACTTTATTAAATGGTTAATATGAATGTAGATAGAAAAATTCTAGAGGAAATTAGAAGATTCAATAATATAAATAACTATATTAAAGAACAAGCAACACCAGAAGATTCTGGGATTGAAGGTTTAGATTTAGGAGCCGAAGAACCCCTTCCAGGAGCTGCAAGTCCAGCCCCAGGAACCCCACCTCCTCTAGGTGGAGATTTAGGAACACCTCCACCGCCACCGACAGGAGATTTAGGTGCAACTGGAGCAACGACTGGCACCACAGTAGATATTGCTAATGACCCAGACGTTGAAGAAGTTGGTGGCGATGAAGAACCTACTGATGAAGAAAGTGGTGTTGAAGAATTAGATATTACAGACCTTGTTGATTCACAAAAAACAATGTCTGATAAACAAGAAGAATATTTTAGTAATTTGTTTAACCAATTACAAACGTTGGAAACAAAACTTGGTGAAATGGACAATCTTGTAAACAAACTTAATGACCTTGAAACAAAATTTGATAAATTAAGACCAAAAACACCAGTTGAAAAACTAGAATTAAGGTCTTTAGATTCTGGACCTTTTAATCAAAAACTTTCTGATTTTTTTGAAGACAAAAAAGAAGACTTTGAAAAAAGTGGAAAACACGAATATGTTTTAACACCAGACGAGGTTGAAAGTTTGTCAACAACAGAGGTTAAAGATAGTTTTAACCAATTTGGCGAAGACGAAAACAATTATATGTAATGTTTAAGGTCGCAATTTGCGACCTTAAACTTTTTTTTATTTAGCGTATTGACTACTATTTTTATTTAACTTATATTTTCTATTGTAAACTTTTAATAAATAATATATATGGCGACAAACAATGTTTTAGATGCAGTTTTGGCTCAGTATGAAAGCTCAAAACAAAGTGGTTCTTCTTCCACTTCAAAAATGTCTCAAGAAGAAAGAATGAAAAAGTATTTTGCTGCAATACTTAAAGACAACGAAAAGCAAGCACAAAAAAGAATCCGTATTTTACCAACACCAGACGGGTCAACACCGTTTAAAGAAGTGTGGTTTCACGAAATCCTTGTGGACGGTAAATGGCAGAAATTTTATGATCCAGGAAAAAATGACAATGAGCGCTCACCATTAAGTGAGGTTTATGAAGAGTTGATGAATACTGGAAAAGATTCTGACAAAGATTTAGCAAAACAATACAAACCTCGTAAGTTTTATATTGTTAAAGTAATTGACCGTGACAACGAACAAGATGGTCCTAAATTCTGGCGATTTAAACACAACTACAAGCAAGAAGGAATTTTTGATAAAATCATTCCAATCTACAAAGCAAAAGGTGATGTTGCTGACGCGGACAAAGGACGAGATTTAATTCTTGAACTAACAAAAGCAAAAACACCAAAAGGTGCGTTCTATACAGTAATCCAAACTGTTATGTATGATGACCCATCTCCAGTACACGAAGATGAAGACACAATGACATCTTGGATTGGAGACGAACTTACTTGGGAAGATGTTTATTCTAAAAAACCAGCAGAATACCTTGAAGCAATTGCTCGTGGTGAAACACCAAGATGGGATTCTGATGCTGGAAAATACATTTACAGTAATTCTACAGAAGGTGAAATCTCTATGGGTGGTAAAAAAACCAAAGAAGAAACAAAAGTCGTTGATCCACAAGAAGACGATGATATTGACGAAGAGTTACCATTCTAATTTTTAACAAATAATATGGGTATATTAGTGGACAATGTACCCATATTTTCTTATCTTTTTAAAAAAACATTATGGCAATCAAAAAAACAGACTTTAGTTCGATAAAGAAAAAATTCTCGTCGGACGCAAAATACAAACCACAAAGATACTTTGATTTAGGACCAGCATTTTTAGATGCTGTAGGACTTCCAGGTCCTGCTATGGGACACATCAATATGTTTCTTGGACATTCAGATACTGGAAAAACAACAGCTCTTGTAAAAACAGCCGTTGATGCTCAAAAAAAAGAAATACTACCGGTTTTTATTATCACAGAACAAAAATGGTCTTTTGAGCACTCAAAACTTATGGGGTTTGAATGTGAAGAAGTTGTTGATGAAGAAACTGGTGAGTTAACTTGGGATGGTTTCTTTTTATTTAATAACAATTTTAGTTATATTGAACAAATCACAGACTATATTAATGATTTATTAGACGCACAAGAAAAAGGTGAGTTAGATTATTCATTATGTATTATGTGGGACTCTGTTGGTTCAGTTCCTTGTAAAATGACATACGAAGGTAAAGGCGGTAAACAACACAACGCAAGTGTTTTGGCGGATAAGATTGGAATGGGAATTAACCAAAGAATTTCTGGGTCACGTAAAGCTGATTCTAAATTTGAAAACACATTAATCATTGTAAACCAACCTTGGGTAGAATTACCAGACAATCCATTTGGACAACCAAAAATTAAAGCAAAAGGTGGTGAAGCAATTTGGTTAAACTCATCTTTAGTATTTTTATACGGAAACCAAAAAGGAGCGGGAACAACAAAGATTACAGCGACTAAAGACAAAAGAACTGTTAAATTTGCATCAAGAACAAAAGTATCGGTTATGAAAAACCATATTAATGGACTTGGGTTTGAAGATGGTAAAATTATCGTAACACCTCACGGGTTTTTACCTGGAAAAGACGCTACGGAAGAAAAGAAATCTATAGAAGATTACAAAAAAGATTATGCCGAATATTGGAAAAATATTATTGGTGTAGATGGTGAATTTGATTTAAAAGAAGAAAAGGTTTATGAACAAGAATAAATTAAAAGTAGTATCATTATTTTCCGGTTACGGAACACAAGAGTTAGCACTTAAATATATTGGGGTTGACTATGAAAATGTTGCAAACTGTGACAACTTCAAACAAGCAAACGAATGTTATGACGTTTTACATACAACAACAAACGGAAATCTAGGAGATATAACAAAAGTTGACGAAAACAACTTTCCAAATTGTGATTTATTAACATATTCGTTTCCTTGTCAAGACATTTCAATATCTGGTGTACAAAGAGGAATTAAAGAAGGTACAAGAAGTGGGTTGTTATTTGATGTTGAAAGACTTTTATCTGTTAATAGACCACAATATCTATTGATGGAAAACGTTAAAAATTTAGTATCTAAAAACCACTATGAAAATTTTAAAAAACACATTTATTTTCTTCGTGGATTAGGATATACTTCGTACTGGAGAATTTTGAATGGTGCTGACTTTGGTTGTCCACAAAATAGAGAGCGAGTTTTTATGGTTTCAGTTTTAAATGGTGACAAAGATGACGTGAAACAAAAAATGATGAATGTTGATATTCACAAAAAAACTAGAATACCTATGGACACATTTATTGAAGACACCGAAAATCAATCATTGTTTATTGATTGTCCATACACCTTACATCAACCAAAACACCACACAATTTGTAGATTAATTGCTAGAAGGGATGATATTAGTTACGACCAAGCAAGAAGAATTTATTCTATTGAAGGGTGTTCACCTTGTCTAACAACTAGTGGTTCACCACAAATTATGACAAGAGACGGTAGAGTAAGAACAATTACCGCAAGAGAAGGGTATAGGTTTATGGGTGTTCGTGACGAAGATATTGATTTATTACTAACAACATCATTATCAACAAAAGGGCACGTATCTCTAGCCGGAAACTCAATTTGTGTACCAGTAATGGAAGCTATATTTACAGAGTTTCTCTCTGACTATATCCAGGAAAAAGAACCAGTATTGTCAAACCCAATAAACGAAACTTCTAATGACTAAAACTTTATTAGTTGATGGAAATAATCTATTAAAAATTGGTTTTCACGGTGTTAGAGACTTTTTTAATAAAGGAGAACACGTTGGTGGTACTTGGCACTTTTTAAACACTTTAAGAAGATTTTTAGAGGAAACTAATTATAACAAAGTAGTTGTCTTTTGGGATAGTGAAACTGGTTCTTCACAAAGAAGAATTATCTATCCCAAATACAAACTCAATAGAAAACAAAAAAACGAAGAAGATTTTAAAGAACAATCTTTTACCACTCAAAAAAACAGAGTAAAACAATACCTAGAAGAAATGTTTGTTAGACAATTAGAGGTAGAACAATCGGAGGCTGACGATTTAATTGCTTACTATTGTCAAATTTCTGAAGATGAAGACAAAACAATATTTTCATCCGATAGAGATTTAACACAGTTAATTTCTGAAAGAGTAACTATATATTCACCCCAACAAAAACGATATTATAAAAATGGTGATGGTATTAAAATGGATATGTCAGAAATACCACATTATAATATCAAAACTTACAAAATATTAACTGGTGATAGTTCAGATAATATTGATGGTATTTTTTATTTGGGTGAAAAAACATTTCTTAAATTATTTCCTGAAATACTTGATACTGAATTAAAATATACCGATATTTTAACAAAGGCAGAAAGTTTACTTTCGGAACAAAAAGGAAATGTTGCCTTACAAAATCTCCTAAGTGGGAAAACCAAAGAGGGAATATTTGGAGAGGAGTTTTTCACAATCAACGAAAAAATAGTGGATCTCGCAAACCCATTAATTTCGGAAGAAGGAAAAGAATTTGTTAGATTATATTATTCAGAGTCGTTGGATCCAGACGGAAGAGGACATAGAAATCTAATAAGAATGATGATGGACGACGGATTCTTCAAATTTCTCCCAAAGGGTGACGATGCCTGGGTAAATTTTTTAAAACCATTTTTAAAACTATCAAGAAAAGAAAAAACAAATTTTAGAAACAGAACAAAAAAGTAAAAAATGAGAGAACAAGAAGTAACAAAAGTAGAATTTCTTTTAATGTGTAATGACAATATTGTTGTACAACGATATTTTAATGTCAAGGGTTTCAATAAAAACGCACACAAATCTGAAGATTTTTATGATTACATTAGATCGTTTTGTAATGAACTACAATACGATTTAAAAATGAGATCTGTAGTTTATATGTTGGAAAACCAATATGAAATTATGGAAAACCCGGAAGTGTTAAACACATCCATAACAGAAGGTGACGAAATTTTTAACCTATATATTAAGGTTGAGAATATGACAATTTGTCAGAGGTCATTTGATGCAAAAGTATACCCACCAAAGGTCAGATATACCGTAGACCTACGCCCAAAGCTGAAAACCATATTGTCGGAACTTACTGACATTTTTTCAGGTAGAAAATTTAATTATTTTTATCCACAATTTATTCAAAACTAGTAGTATTTATCTTTACTGATAAGAAGAAAAATTATGGCGACAAACAAAAACTTTGAATATCTTGGGAACAATTTTCAAATACAATTACTTAACCAAATCATTGTAGACAAAGACTTTTCACACTCAATTATTGAGGTAATTGAAAACAATTATTTTGAAAACAAGTATTTTAAAATAATCATTCAAATGATAAAAGAGTACTATACAAAGTATGAACATACACCATCATTTGACACCCTAGAACAAGTCGCAAAATCCGAATTACAACAAGAAACCGCCGTTAAGGTTGTACTTGATACCGTTAAGAAAATCAAGTCTGCACCTATCGACGGAGCGGATTTTGTTCAGGAAAAGGCACTTAAATTCTGTAAACAACAAGAGTTACAGAAAGTAATGAAAAAGGCTCAAAAGATTATTGACGGAGGTGAGTTTGAAAACTACGATACTCTAGAAGAATTGGTAAGAGACGCATTACTGGTTGGTTCAAAAGACACCTCAATGCTAGATGTCTTCTCAAACTTAGACCAAGTGTTAGACGATGACTACAGACACCCAATCCCAATGGGAATACCAGGGATTGATAGACTGTTGAAAGGAGGATTAGCAAAAGGGGAAATTGGTGTAATATTAGCACCAACTGGTGTAGGGAAGTCAACTGTTTTAACAAAGATTTCAAACCACGCGTTTAACCTAGGATTTAACGTTCTTCAAGTATTCTTTGAAGACAACCCAAAAGTGATACAGAGAAAACATTTTACTCTCTGGACAAAGATTCACCCTGACGAATTGTCAGAAAAAAAGGATGAGGTGATGACTAAAGTAAAAGAAATCAAGGAGACAATGCCAAATGAGTTAATCTTGAAAAAATTACCATCTGATACCAAAACAATGCTTCAAATCAAAAATGAGATTAGAAAGATGATTGCTGATGGTGTTAAAATAGATATGGTTGTTTTAGATTACATTGATTGTGTTGTTCCAGATAAAAACCTAGGGGACGAGTGGAAAAGTGAAGGATCTGTAATGAGAGGATTTGAAGCTATGTGTCACGAATTAAACATTGCTGGTTGGACGGCAACACAGGGAAATAGAGCTTCTATTTCATCAGAAGTTGTAACAACAGACCAAATGGGTGGATCAATTAAGAAGGCACAAGTAGGACACGTTATTATTTCAGTAGCAAAGACATTACAACAAAAAGAAATGAAATTAGCCACAATAGCAATTACCAAATCTCGTATTGGAGATGACGGTGTGGTGTTTGAAAATTGTAAATTTGATAATGCAATGATTGAAATAGACACAGAATCCACAACCACATTTTTAGGTTTAGAAGAACAAAAAGAGGAAAGACAAAGGTTAAGAGTTAAAGAATTGTTGGAAAAAAGACAACAAAGAGAACAAGAAAAAAAATCATAAAATAAAAATAATTAAATTAATAAAAAATGGATATTT